CCCAGTAAGAAGCCCCAGACCAAACTTGTAAGCCCACCAGCGAGCCCACAGCCCCCGTAGTTTCGGGATTTGAGGCAGCACCACCAAGTCTCCAATCTGGTCTTGTTCCAAAAATAAAGTTGCCATCTGGATCTGTCTGGATAGTAGTAAAGGACCAAAGATATTCGTCGTCCTTATCAGAAGCACCTCTAAACGAGAAGGATTTATTGTAAGTGTGGATTACAATTCCTCTTGTTGGAACCGTCTCTCCCTTTCTAACATAATGAAGCCAATATTCTTTTTCTTTCTTGGAATAGGCAGCACAGCAGTTTGCTAGGGCTGGAATGTTTATTGCCTGAATAGCCTTACCAACTAGATCTGAAATCTTCACAACAGAAACTTGTGAGCCACCATCTAAACCACCAGTAGCAGCATAAATGCCGTCTTTGTTGAGAAAGACTACACCAAGACCGGGAACTAAACAAATAGTGTTTGTAGCAGTAGTTCCTATGTCTGGTGTTAGTGGAGAAATAGTAAGACCTTGTGGTCCCTGTCTAATAATGTCTATTGCTGATTCACGGAAAACTAGGAGGCTGTTGTAGTAAGCATAGAGAGCAGTAATGTGTCCGCCTGCTGACGAACCAACATCAAAGTAATTGAAAGTTCCAAATTGTTCTGGTAATCCTGCTTCGCTGTAAATAATTCTTGTAGAATGGTCTGCTCCACCAGCAAGCCATAATCTATTGTTCCAAGAAGCACCAAACTGATAAGTTGTTGAGATTGCTTCACTAGCGGTTAATGCAGGTGCTGGTGTTACTAATGCTGTGTCGGGAACAACATCAATAAAAGAATTACAAGAATTATCGTCAATTTGTTTTACAAGATAATAGGTAGATTCTATATCAGAGGTAGAAGAACGAAGGTTTCTTGTTCTGTAAATTCTACGGGCAACTATGCCTTTTTTACCAGTTGGGACATCAATTAGGAAAATCCCTCGTTTAGCAAGATAAGGATCCTCGTTAGTCCAATCAACAAAAGAGGGCAAACCTAGTGGAGATTCAGATCCTGTGTCGCTTACAAAAGACATTCTGTAAGAAAATCTATTATTATCTCCGTTCTCTGTGTCGCCTAAACCAATTGGTCTTCCTGCTCCAAATGTAGGTCTTGGAATTCCGTCAGTTAGGTCGCTTGTGTTAGCATAAGTTACATTTACATCAATTAGATCTGGTGAAGGCGAAGCAATAGTAAAACCAAAATCTCTATAACGATTGTCGCCATAAAACCAAATAGGCTTATCATAGCCGTTGAGGATTAGTAGCCTATCACCATAAGGCACATATTGTGTGCCGGGATCTCCAATCTTTCTTATTCTTCTACCACTATCTATGGTAATAGCATTTCTCCAATAAGAGGAGGCTACTGGATTGCCTTTATTTCCCCAAAGATAATAAAGTGTTCCGCCCTGTTCTATAAAATGATAAACCTGACCTGTGCTTTGCTTGGTCCAAATAAACTGGGAATCTACTTGTGTGTCCCAATAAGGTGTAGCCTGACCGGGCAAAAGAGAATCGCCTGAATAATCATACCAAGGTTCTAAACCTCTATCAGCAAGCCAGCCGTCTCCTGTTGGATCAATTCTGAAATTCTTTATGCTTTCAGCACCACCAGCACTTTCTTTCCACCTCTGGTCAATAGACGGAGCATCTTTATATTTTAGGATAGTTCCTTTGATAGCCATTATCAGCCTCCTGTTTTTAGACTAGCATAGTCGTAGTAAAAGTGCCTATTACCAACCAAACGGAACTGACCTCGCTGAACCATAGAATCTTGGTGATCTGTGTATCTCTTTTCTAGTTCTTTTATTTCTCTTTCTATTCTACGACGATAGTTGTCGGCATTAGCCATAGAACCAGTCTTGTCGTAAAGTGTTTCTAGAACTTTATAAACAATTAGTTGGTGGAATTCGTAGGGCATTTCTGGTGAATCAGAAGCAAAGCCCAAGTGTGAAGGCTTGTAGTAATAGCGAGCAACACCTTCTCGTAGGAAATCCTGTGGAACTTTGGAATAGTCTTCGTCAGGATTTTGTCTTGTAATCTCTTCGTCCCAACTATCAACACGGGGATAAGGTCTAATTCGGTTATATTGCCCGTCCTGCTCTATGTAAATTGGATTGCCGGGATCTATTTGGTTGAAGTTTATAATGCTGATAGAAGCCGCTGTGTCGGCAGCAATAACAGATTCTAGATAGTTGCTGGTGTTTCTTGTGTTGGATCCACCGGGATTGCTAAATGTTCTCCAAACTGGTAGTCCCAATCTTTCACCATTTGCTCTATCATAGTTGGAATTCCAAAAAACAATCTTATCAAGTCCCTCAAACTGGGAAGGTCTAATGTCTTTTGATTGGAAAGCATCTGCCTGAATGTCTTGGTCGTCCCAAGATCTAAATGTAATGTCTAGTGTGCTGTGTGTTCCCTGTCCCGGTGTAAAATAAACGGTTTGAGGTTCTGATAGAGCACCAACCTTTCCGTCTTCTAGGAAAGCCCAACAAACTTCTAGGTGTGAGCCATTAGGAAATCCGTCAGCATTTTCAGAAGGAACAGGACTTGCTTTTGTTTTGTAAGCCTCTGGAACAAATTTAGAAGGAGACCAAATATAAGCCTCGGCATAAGAGGCAGCATAATCCATTCGTAGGTTTAGTTCTTCTTCTCTACGAGGCATAAGACCAGTTAGTTTTCCGTAAGGAGGAAAACGACCAGTCCCAGCATTAGAATTTGGAATGTCTCTGTGTGCTAGTGAAAGTAGTTCAATAGAATCGTGTGGTAAATCATAGAACCTTCTCTTTATTCTCCAAGTGTAATCGGCATTTGTGGTGTTGCCGTGGAAAACTTGGTCTAAAAGAATTTGGGAATCAGAAACAACCTTGGAAATTGTGTATTCATAATTTTGGATCTCAATTGGCTGTCCCTCAAAATTATCTTTTGTAAGTCTATCCATAGGTGCTGAAAAATCTACAAGTCTAGATCCTTTATTTACAACAGCACCGATAGAAGCCCCCGGTGTAATGACATCTCTGGTAGGGAGCATATCAGGGATAAATTTGAACATAAACATTTTAGTAGCAAAGTTCCACCGCTTTGTAGTCCAAATGTCGTAGTAGGCATCGTTTATCAGTTCGTCTAACTGATCATTATATTGCTGTAAGTCAGGCGAATAATCAGTAATGTTTTTTATTTTTTCTCGTAGTGCTTTGAGATTAGCCATTAGAAAGTTCCTCTATGAATAAAGTAAAAGTCAAGCAAAAAGCCCCCCTCCCGAAAAGGAAGGAGGGCTTCGGTTATTATCTAACCTTTTTTATCAGAAAGCACCACGGACATAGACGGTGGTAGTGCCGGGAAGAGCGACTGCTGCTTCCAGAGCAATAGCAACCTGTGCTTCGGTGGCGGCAGTAATAGTGTCTAACTGACCGGCAGCGACACCGCTATCGGCAGCAAGAACAGCACCAGCCGCTACACCAGCAGTTACTAGTGCTTCACAGACACCACGGACACAGACCTCTACCTTTTTACCATCAGCAGCAGCGGCAAGAGCCACACCTACTGGGACATTAGTAGCGGCAGCGGCAGAATCAGCCTTGATAACAAAGATTGCTTTGTCGCCGTCAGCAGTCTTTGAGGCATCAAGAGAAACCAATTCACCAGCAGCAATAGCACCGCTAGCAAGGAAAGTTTCAGTCTGTCGTCTATCCATAGTAGCAGGACCAACAGCAACGGAAGCACCGAAGCCGTCTTTCTGCTCTGTTTCTAGATATTGAATTAGTGTTGAAGTAGCCATTTTTTATCTCCTTTTTATTATTAGAATGGTTGTTTCACTATCAAGCATTGATAAGGACACCTTGACCGCCGAGGTGATCGGCAACCAACTGGACCTTTACATAAAGTTGAGCAGCACGGGCAGTAGTGCCTGAAATGTGCTCAAATGGTGAGACAGCGAAATCACCTTCACTATGGAAGACAAGTTTGATGCCGTCGTAGTTTAGCATATAAGCATCAACATTACCAGCAACTGAATTAGTAAAGCCCATTTCTGGATCCTGTTCAGCAACTGCTCCGTTGAAAGCAAGAGCCATTCTGCCGCCGTCAAGTTTATCAGTCTGGACGAATCTTTCCTGTGTGAAGAGAAGATTACGATATTGACTGAAAGCACTATCAGACATAATGAGGTGGCTAATGTCGCCGCTTGGAGCAACACTATTGGCTGCTATGTAAAGATTGTAAAGATCAGTCATAGCAAGTGTTCCGCCAGCATTTGAGAACTGGTTCTGCCAACCGGGGATAGTAGCGAAAGTAGCCTTGGAAACACCACCAACGATGTTGTTCTGACCACCAGTAACTGGAACAAGAGGCTCCAAGAAACCTGTGTCTGAACCAATACCACCAGCGGCAGGACCGTCGCCGTTTAGTGTGTTGAGAGCGGTAAGAACTGCTGAATCACCACGAAGAACCTGCTTGTTCAATTCACGACGAAGCATTCCCATAACGGACTTCATTCGTGCTTCTAGGATCTTGACGATAGCATATTCGCCGCTGTTCTCCATTTCTTCCTTCTTGGTAATTACAATCGGGGCAGTAAAATCTGCCCAGTCATAGATGGCTGGACGAAGAACATCATTTACAGCAAGAGAGACAGGCTCATAGCCAGTCGCTAGTTGTGTAATTGTGCTGTGCTCTTGGATTGATAGTGGTCGCTGAATCTTGATTCCACCGGGCTCGGTTTCTACACCACCAGCACGACGAACACCGTCAAGGAAAGCAACCTTCTTGTAAAGTTCATCTACCTCTGTGTCACGAATGCTGTAAAGTGTAGATGATAATAGATCATTTGAAATAGCCATTTTATTATCTCCTTTATTATGTAAAAATGGTTTTTGGAATAAAAGTTTTCAGGTGCTTACAAAGTAAGTCTGTTTGTTTTGTTCCGCCATTTTCATAAGGAGGTGTCCTAAATGGATCTCTGTTATGAGGGAGGGAAAACTTGCCCCTTCTAAATAAATAGATTTAGTCAAGTAAAATCCCTTGACTTTTTATTTCAGGTGGTTAGATTACTATTATG